CTGAAACATGGTGATAACTGGGAACAGTTGTTAATGATTCATGATGAAGTACAACTCACTTGTAACAAAAAGTACACAGAGAAAATAAGGGAACAAGCAATGATAGCCTTTCCTCAAGCCCAAGAGTTCTTTAACTTTAGGTGCAAAATTGAAGGAGATTCTTGCATTGGTAGCACCTGGGCCGAAACGCATTAGAATAACGTCCTGAGTATGACGTTAAAAGACTTTTAGTTCATCCTCAACTTAACTTATGAATCACATCACAGTCACAGCCAAAGCAATCGAAGATGCTAGACGCATCGAAGGCAGAATACCAGCAGTATTTTGTAATGTAGAGATTGCTCCTCCTGCTTTTGGCAAAAGCTATACACCTACTTATGCCGAGCTAAGAGTATGGGGTAAAAATTCAGCATTTTTAGAACCTGCAAAAAAAGGAGCAAACATTTTAGTGAATGATGCTGAATTTGTTATTAATTACAACAAAGAAACTCAATCAACTGAAATACAGATTAAAGCAAAACAAACTGTATTTGTTCCTGAACAATTTCCCATTATCAATACAGTAATTCTTGCAGGAAGAACTGGTGTTGAATTTGATCCTGAAGATCCAAAGCAACGTAATTATCGATCTACAGAATCAGGATGGATATTCGCAGAACAAAGAATAGTTGTTCAAAATAGAGATATTCCTGCATTACCTGATCCTTATACTTTCAAAACTATTTACAATAACAATGCTGAATATAGAGGAATAAATTATGCAAACTTAATTGCAAATCTTTTACATAAAAAGCAAATTCCTATAACGATTAAAGGTTCTTTAGTAACAGAAAAATCTGAAATGGAAGGACGAGAAACTAGGTATTATTCTAAAATTTTACTTTCGGACAAGCAAGCTATAACAGTACATCAGATACAACCAATAGCATCACAAACTGTTAAGCCAAAAGAGTCAAAACCTCAACCAGCACCTACAATTATTACAGATGATGCTTGGAAAGATCTTCCAAATCAAGATCCTTCAAGTCAGCACAGCATTGCTCCTGATCCAACACCAATCCCAACTGTAACTACAACAGCTCCTATGACTACAACAGTCAATACAGATACAGCTCACCCTCCCTTCTAAATCTCTAGGCTTCATCTGCAGTCATGGGTAATGCCTCTGCAGTAACTGTGTAAGTCGGGGAGACATTGTGGGTTCGTCCTACTAAGAGCTTCTCCCTCCTAGAACCCCTTAACTACTGCCTCTAATGACGCAATTAACTACGATGCCTTCTTCCAA